GCTATCGACTACGCCATCAGCATCCTCGCCCCATTCGCCGTGTCCGAAGCGCAGGACTCCGAACTGGGTGCCGAAGCCGCCGCCGCCTTGATTGGTAAGGCCGCTGACGAGCTGGCCCCGCACCTCTCCACCGTTGAGGGGTGCACGTTCATCGCGAAGGCCGGACGCGCACTCTCAGCCGCGAACGAAACAGCCCTGCGCAACGCAGCCGACGCCATCCAAAAAGTGTTGGCATCACTCCCCGCCCCCGAAGAGGCACCCATCGTAAAGGAGGCCCCAGTGGCCGAAACCAATACCCCCGAAATTGTGGTGACGAAGGCTGACGATGAAACGTCCGGCCTGGTTGCCGTGTTCGACGCGAACGGCAAACTCGTCGGTGTCACCGACCCTGCCAACATTCAGGCTGTTGCCGGTGCCACCGCACCCGCCGCCGAACCTGACGCCCCCGCCGAACCGGATGCTGATGATGCAGCCACCATCCCGGGCACTGACACCGTTCAGGCCCCTGTCGTCGCCGATCCGGAAGACGACTCCGCAACTGTCACCAAGGCAACACCCGACATCGCACAGATGCTCAAAGAAGCACTCGACCCGATCGCGAAGCAGCTCGCAGACAATGCGGAACTGGCGGACGTCGTCAAGAGCTTGCAGGAGCGGATTGAAGCTTTCGGGCGTGAACCTGACGACCGGAAATCACCGTTGCTCAACGGTGGTACCGGAACCGCTGGAATCGCGAAGCGCGACTCCGGTGATGTCGACATGCTTGCCCCGCTGCGTAAAGCAGTAGAGGAAGCAAAGACTCCCGGCGATCGTCTCGCCGCTGAAAAGTCGCTCGGCTATGCAGCCGTCCGCGACCGTCTCACGTCCTACTAAACCTCCCCTCCCCGAAAGGTTACTCCCACAGTGGATAACTCCCAGATTTCGCTTGAGACGCTTTCTCAGATCCGGAAAGCACAGACCACCGGTATCACCAGTGCGACCGGTATCACCGGTGTTGACCTGCGTGACCTTATCTCCCTGGTCCCGGCCCCGTCCAGCTTCTACAACACCCTCGCACAGACCAGCCCTGACCAGGCTGGCCCGTATGCGATGTGGCGTGTGCTGACGGACATCAACAACCAGCAGGCCGACCCCGGCGTCGCGTTCGACTACGCATCCCCGCTGAACCTCGTCAACATGATGAACGTGTCGGCCGCGTATGCGAAGATCGGTACCGGTTACACGGTCACGAAGGACGCCGAAATTTTGGCTAAGGGTTTCGCTGACGCCCGCGCCATCGAGGTGTTCAACGCCATGAACACGTACAAGATCGGTGCCGACAACAAGGCGTTGTGGGGACAGAACTTTGCCCTCCCCACCCCCGCTGTTGCCACCACGTCAACTGTCACCACTGGCGGTACCGTTGCTGCGGCAACATACCTGATCCGTGTTGCTGCCCGCACGGGCTCCAACTACAAGTACGGTGGATCGACTGCTGCGGCTGCGAACGCCTCACAGGTCACCACCGGTGCCACATCGACATTGACCGCTTCTGTTCCGGCGATCCCGGGCGCTGTCGCTTACGACTGGTACGTGAACGGGTTCTACAACACCACGACCGTCGTGAACACAGTTACCTGGACCACGACCCCGGCCGGGTCCAACCAGCCCGTACCCGCGTCCCTGCCGTCCCTGTACCAGACTGCACCGACCGCTGTGCCAGCCGTGGATTCTTCCGCGAAGCTCTCGGACTTCAACGGCCTGCTGGCTACCCTCGCCGGCGACTACGCCACCGGTGGCGCGTCCGGTCTCGTCACACGCGGTAGCGGTACCAACTCCGGTGCGATCTTCCAGTCTCTCGACGGTGCAGGTTTCACCGCGTCGGGCCAGAACATTGCCGCCCTGGACAAGCTCAATGCCGCGATCTTCGCGAAGACGTTCCTGTCACCGGACGCTTACATGTGCTCCGCTGTCGACGCCGCCGCGATCTCATCCCTGCTGTTGGGTAACGGTGCCGGTAACAGCACGTTCTTCACCCCCGGCTCAGACGGGCGTTCCGACGTGACCGCTGGCGGTTTCATCGGGCACTACATCAACAAGTCTGCTGGCGGTTTGCCGGTGCGTGTTGAGGTTCACCCGAACATGATCCCGGGCACGTTGATCGCTCGTACCGATCACGTGAACTTCCCGAACTCGAACATCTCCAACGTGTTCGAGCTGCGTTCCTTGGAGCCGTTGCAGGACTACCTGTACGGTTCCGGTCGCGTGCTGGGTCAGGCTGGCGGCGGTCCTCGCACGGATGGTGAAGTCTTCTCGACTTCCACCCTGATCAACCGTGCGCCCGTCGCTCAGGCCGTGCTCAGCAACATCCTTTCCTGAGCATCTGTCTTACCTCTAACTGAATAGCCGCGCCGACCACATTGGGGGCGGCGCGGCACCCCCAAACTTTAGGAGCCAGTGTGCCCATCGTTCCAGCCCCGAACGCGGGCACCTACTCCACCCGCACCCAATACGTGTCCGCCAAGGAATTTTTGGCGGCACCCACAGGCGTGTCAACCTCTGATCTTGTCCCCGGCGGGACTGTCGCACAGAACCAGCAATCGTTGACGATGCTGCTGGAACGCGCCTCCGCATGGGCTGATAACTACTGCCAGCAAACCATTGCCGCATCCGTGAATACCCAGTCCGGACAGTACCGGGTGGTGTGGGACAGTGCGTTGGGTGCTGTGATCAAGGTCCCGTTGGCGAACACCCCGGTCGTTGCGGTGTCTGATGTGCGGATTGGTACGACCCCGGGCGGATTGTCCGAGTTGGGTGATTATTCGAACATTTGGATTAGCCGGAAGGTTGCGACGATCCCTGTCGTGTCCATGGCGCACCGGTTGTTCGCCCAGGTTCAGTACGTGAATGGGTGGGCGAACACGGCGTTCACTGCTGCCGCGACCGCTGGTGACATGGTTCTCACGGTCGGTTCGGCGTTGGGTGTCATGCCGGGGCAGTCGTTGAATGTCCAGTCGGGAAGCATGTCTGAATCGGTTACCGTCTCCCCGTCGTGGTCCCCGTCGAATACGGCCATCAACGTCGCCATCCCCATCACCACCCCACTCGTGAACGCGTACATGGTTGGTGACACGGTGACGGCGTTCCCGCAGGACATCAAACAGGCCGTCATCCTGATCACCAAATCGCTGATCCTCACCAAAGGCTCACAAGCGTTGATCATCCCGCAGTACGGTGCACAACCCTCCCAAACCCAGCACGTACAACCGGCCGTAACCAACGACATGGACATTGCCACCGGAATCCTGAACTCCTACAAGCGCGTCCACTAACCCCTAGACCGGGTGCCCGCTGCGTGGGGATACGTTCGCGGGCACCCACCCCATGAAAGGGGCCAGCAATGTCGCTCACCACTGTCACCGACACCATCCAAGCGTGGCTGGCCCCCGTACCGGGCATCTCCTACGTTTACCAAGAAATGCCATGGTACCTATCCGGTGATGAGTGGATGTCAAACGTCCAACCGGGAACTGTCGGCATCGTCCATATCGCTGACATGGTCGAGTCCCGTATCGCCAATGGTGGCGTGATCAACGGCCGCAAATCCGTCGACTACACGGTCCGGTTCCTCATGCTCTACCAGTACACGATCCCCCCCGATCTGGGTGGGGCGACCACAGATATTTGGTCTGTTGGGCAGAAGCAGCTTGTCGATGACGTCGTATCCCGTATCCGGTCCGACCCGGCGTTTGGGTGTGGTGCTGACGGCCCCATTTTTGAGGCCGGTAATCAGGATGCGGGCATCCGCACCCAGTTCGACATGCCCGTGAATATTGGTCCGGGCTACATCGTGTGCTGGACATCCACCGAGTTCAAGGTCACTGAGATTGTGGCCGCATGATCACCCAATTGAGGAGCAACTTTTGACTGAGTACCTGTTTACCGGGGATGGGCCGCGTCTGATGACTGGCCTGTCTCAGGGTGTGAATGCGACGGTGCAACCGCTGAACGGGTCCGTGCCTGATCCGGGCGCAACGATCGTGTGCAGTGCCGGTGACCTGCTCCACACGGACGTGCCCTACCCCCACCCGGACCTTGAAGAACGCGCCGACACCCCGAACACCGCCACGGAACCCGCCGGCGACGTGACACCCGCTGAACCGCCAGCACTCGAAGATCCCGCATCCACCGACATGACCGCCGAGGGCGCGCCCGCCCCCACTGCCGAATAGGACCCCCGAATGACAATCAACTTCACCCCGGGCTCCCAGCAATGGTTGGGTATCGCCAAGGAAACCACTTACGGTGTCCCTGTCGCTGCACCGACCATCTGGATTCCCGTCTCCAACCCGAAGTACAACCCCAACGTGACCGTCCTGACGGATAACAACCTGCGGGGCATGATGGGCGGCAACTTCCAGGCCACCCAAGGCATGACGTACACGGACCTGTCCTACCAGACAATGATCTACAAGGACTCTGTTTTCCCTCACCTGTTGGCGATGCTGGGTGTTGCCGACACGGTGACGACACTGGCGGCAACCACGTTGACGAAGGGCACCACCGCAACCACAGGTGGTACTCTCCCGGCGGGCAACACGTACTGGAAGGTTACCGCTGACATTGTTGGTGGTGAGGGTATCGGCTCCAACGAGGTCACCGCGTTGTTGACGGGTGCCACCTCCACACAGGTCCTGTCATGGACTGCTGTGACTGGTGCGACCGGTTACAACGTCTACCGTGGCACCGCCGCTGGTGTGGAGAACGTGCAGGTCGCCAACCTCGGCAACGTCACGACTTACACCGACACGGGCCTGACGGTCGGCGCGGGAGCCCCGCCCACCACGGCAGGCAACGTCCACAAGACCGCCCTGCTGAACACCGGAAACGGCCAACCACCCAGTTACACGGGCTGGCTGCTTGAGGGTGACAAGTGCGAACAGATCCCCGGCATGGTCGCCGTCGACCTGAAATTCACGTTCGTTGTCAACCAGAACTCCACCGTGGATGTGTCATGGGCTGGCATGCCCGCAACAGCGGTCACACCACCCACGAACACGCCCTCCACCGTGGCACCGTTCCCCCCGTACACGACCCTCATCAGTATTGGGGGGTCAGTGGTGGGTTCACGTTCCGGGGCAACGATCGACATGAAACGATCCACCGTGCCGATCCCCGTCCTGAACGGGACATCTGCACCGTTGGCGATCTTCGGTGGCCCCGTCACCGTGACCGGAACCATCGACGCAGTGTTCCAAGGCTCTACCGACCCCGACCTGATCAACCTGCTCACGAACGCGCAACCGGCACTGGTCATCACGTCGTCACCGCAGAACGATCCGGCGCACCCAATCACGTTGCGGTGCTCCCAAATCGCGTACACGACAGCAGCACCCGCCGGGTCTAACACCTCATGGATGACTATCGCGTCCGCGTTCAACGCGCTCATGAACCCGACAGACGCCCTGGACGGCATGCTGTCACCGGTTCAGGGCATGCTCTGCACCACCAGCTCCACACCGTTCTAACCCGCGCATGACTGGTGCCGCCCCAACTCCCCGGGGCGGCACCCTATCCCCACACCTATCCCCACAGGAGACACCCCTTGTCACACACAGTTGAAATCCCCGGCGGCACCGCAGTCCTGCTTGAAGCCACCGAGATGACCCCGCGCCGTATCCGCGCCATGGAAGTCATCCAGTACCAGCACTCCGGACTCATGGCGAAACTTGCCCGCAACGATGAACTGACCACCGCCGCTGCGAAGGCGGCCGAGGATGCCGGAACAGAACCGGAGCCGGTCCCCGACCTGGACGTGACCGAAGACGAAGCGAACGTGCTGCTCCGCATGAAGGACGCCACCCTGTACGCGCAACTCGCATCCTGGACGCTGGACATTCCCCGCCCCGAAACCGTCGACGCCGTCCAAGACATCCCCCTCGACGTGTACACGGCACTCACCACCGCCATCATGCAGTCACGCGTCACCCCCGACACGGACCCGGCATCGTTTGAACCCAACGATGTCACCGTAGCGGATGATGCCGCCCCTTTTCCCAGCTCTGGCTCCTCCAACGATCCCTTGCCTCAGGAGACTTCGCCGGAATCACCCTCGACACCCGAAACCGTTTAGACGAATACCGGTACCGGAAACTGTTCGCCTGCTCCAAGGACGAGTACTTGGACACGCCCCGGCACGATATTCAGTGGATGCTCCGCATTGACAACCTGATCGTGACCGAGGAGAACCGGCGCCAGAACCAGCACGCCGCAGCACCCGCCCCCCACACACCAACAATCGGGTAGGGGGCGGGCATGGTCAGCATGCACATCATCGGGCTATCCGAGTTTCAGGCCGCGTTCATCAAGGTCGGTGCGCAGGCAGACCAAGCCGCGAAAGCCTCCGTGCAAGAAGGCACAAAGTATTTCCTCAACCAAGCCATCAACGGTTTTGAGGGCTCCCACGCCGCAGGGGAACCACACGTTGGCGGGAATAAACCCAACGTCGTCACCGGCAACCTACGCCGGTCCTTGAAAGCCCAAGGCATCGAACACATTGGTATCGGCGAATGGTCCGGCACAGCGGGGCCGTCCATGGCGTACGCGCGCCGGGTCGAACTCGGTGCGAAAGGCCCCGACAGTTTGGGCCGCATCATGAACTCCCGCCCGTTCCCGTACGTGCAACCCGCCTACGACGAGCTGCAAAAGAAACTCCCCAGCATTGTTGCCACCAACTGGACCAAATACGTCATCTAGGAGGACCCGTTGAGCTTGTTGCCTCCGATGGTTGTTGAGATCGTTGCCAAAAATAATGAAGCCATTGCGAAGATGCGTGAGACTTCGGTCGAAGCGAACAAGATGGCGGCTGAGGCGTCGGCGGCTGGTGAGAAGTCTGGTGCTGCTTGGCAGAAGATGCAGGGTGTTGGTAAGGCCGCGTTCCTCGCGTTGGCGGGTACCGCTGCTGTGGTTGGTGTCGAGTCGGTCAAGATGGCTGCCGAGTTTCAGGAATCCACGAACAAGCTTGCTGGTAGCGCCCAGATCACCACGGATGCCGCGAACAATATTGGTAAAGCGTTCCTGTCTACTGCTGGGACATCCACGTTTAGCGCCCAGCAGATGGTGGATGCTTACGGTCCTGTAGCACGCCAGTTGGAAACCGTTGAGGGCCATGCACTATCCTCCGGTGACGCACTCAAGGTCATGAAGGCGTCCTCAGATCTTGCCGAAGCTTCCGGTGGGGACCTTGCGGACACGACGAAGACCCTGTCCACGGTCATGCAGGCCTACCATATCTCGGTTGCTGATGCCGCCGAAACCTCCAACACCCTTTTCAACGCCTCCACCCTGCTCAACACACCCATCGCGGACATTGCAACGGCCGTTGATAAGCTGCACGGCAAACTAGGCATTGCCGCCCCATCGTTGGGTGACACCGCCGCACTCATGGTTGATCTTGGTGAGCACGGAATTACAGGGTCCAAGGGCCTCATGGCCGTCAACGGTGCCATGACAACACTTTTGGGCGGATCTCAAGCGACCAAGGACGAACTAAAAACTTTGGGTGTCGATGTTTACGACAGCTCGGGCAAGTTCATCGGTATGCAGGAAGCCATTTCGAAGCTTTCCCCCGCGTTGGCTGGCATGTCTGACCAGCAGAAAAAGGCTGCTGAAACAGCCTTGTTTGGTGCTGGGGCGGCTGGGGCCATGAATGGTGTCATGAGCGGCGGCGCCGAGGCGTTCGAAACGGCGTCGAAGGCTGTTGAGAAGCACGGGGCCGTGGAGTCTGCGGCTGAACGTAACGCCTCATCGTTCCAAGGCCAGCTCAAGATGGTGTTCGCTACGGCGAAAGACCTGGGCGTCATGATCGGCACCGCCCTCCTGCCACCGTTGCAGGACGCTCTCAAAGGTTTCATGGGGTTCTTCAACTACCTCAAAGACAACCAAGGCGTCGCTATCGGGTTGGGTGTCGCTGTCGGTGTGCTCGTCGGCGGCCTCGCATCGCTGTACGTAATCACGAAAACTGTGCAGGTCGCACAGGCTGCGTGGGCGTTGGGGACAAAACTAGTCGCCGGCGCACAATGGCTCCTGAACGCCGCACTGGATGCCAACCCTATCGGGATCGTCATCCTCGCCATCGGTGCACTTGTCGCTGGGTTCGTTATCGCGTACAACAACATTGGTTGGTTCAAGGATGGCGTGAACGCCGCGTTCTCCTTCATCCAAACCATCATCGGTGACGTCGTCAACTTCGTTGGACAGCACTGGCAACTGCTCCTTGGAATCCTGACTGGCCCCATCGGGCTCGCCGTACTTTTCGTTGTCACCCACTGGACCCAGATCAGCGACGTTTTCAAACTCGTCTGGTCCAACATCACCACCTCGACAATGACCACATGGAACAACATCACCAATTTCATTGGGTCGGCATGGAACTGGATCAAGAACCTTGTCATCGCACCCTGGAAGCTGGAATTTCAGCTCCTCGGCGCGGCCGGTACTTGGCTGTGGAAAAACGCGATCGCCCCCGCTTTCCAGGGCATCCAAAATGTCGCATCCGCCGGGTGGAGCTGGATCGACAATAATGTGTTCACCCCGTTCAAAATCGGCATCAATGCGATCGGATTGGCGTTCGATGCGACCCAGAAATTCATTGGGGCCGCATGGAACAAGATCAAGGACGCCGCCGCATCCCCTGTCCGCTGGATCGTGGACACGGTCTACACGAACGGTATTGAGAAGGTTTGGAACAATATCGCTGGTGCGGTTGGTCTGGATCTGAAACTGCCCAACGTGTCTGCCGGGTTCGCTGACGGTGGCATCTACGGTACCCGCCCCGGTTACACGCCGGGACGTGACACACACCTCATCGCCGTCAGCGGTGGTGAGGCAATCATGCGGCCCGAGTGGGCGCGCGCTGTGGGCTCTGATGGTGTCGACCGGATGAATGGTCTGGCGAAGTCTGGCGGCGTTGGTGCGATCCGCAAAGCCATGGGCTACGCAGACGGCGGGGTTGTTGGCTACGCGGACGGTGGCATTGCAGGGATCATCGGTGGGATCGGTTCCGCCATAGGTTCTGTCGTTTCCAGTGTCGGTAATTTCTTGGCTGACCCTATCGGTTCAATCACATCCATGATCACCGGCCCCGTGAAAGCGATGCAGCATCTTGCCCCTGGCGGCAAGTTCGGGCAGATGGCGTTCCAACTCCCCATCAACGTTGTTGACGGGCTCGGTGCGAAGGCCAAGCAGCTCGTTGGTGCTATGGCACCCCCGCCAGCCGCCACTGGTAGTGGGAACACCGGTTCCGGTGGTGGTGGGGGAAGTGTTGGCGGTACAGGGCAATGGTCCTCCATGGTCCTTACCGCCCTCGCCATGATGGGCCAACCCGCCAGCCTGTTGAATACGACCTTGCGCCGTATGAATCAGGAGTCGGGTGGTAACGCGAACGCGATCAACAACTGGGACAGTAACGCTGCCGCTGGCATCCCTTCTAAGGGGCTCATGCAGGTCATTGACCCCACGTTCCGCGCCTACGCAATGCCCGGGTACAACTCGAACATCTACGACCCCATGTCAAACATTCTGGCGTCCATGCACTATGCGATCAGCCGTTATGGTTCCCTCGCCGGTGCTTACAACCAGGCTGGCGGGTACGCCTCCGGTGGTGTGGTGCCGGTCTTTGATCAAGGTGGTTGGGTGCCTCCGGGCGTGTCGATGATCAACAACAAGACCGGTGCGCCGGAGCGGTTGTCGAACACGACCCACGGTGGCGGGCAAAACATCACCAACAACGTCAGCGTCACCACCAACGCGACCGGCCCCCAGATTGCGGGCGCGATCGGTTGGGCACTCAAAACACAGTTCTAACTCCTAAGGATGGTGCCGTTTGCTGGTTTACCAGTTGCAAATGCCAAACGGCACCATCTTGGGGAACGGGACGGGTGTTGAACTGTCCGGGATTACCGGATTGTTGGACATGCCCCCGTTGCGTTCTTCTGACGCGGCGCGCGGGCAGCGTGATGGTTCCGTTCCGGGCCTGAACTATGTGGGTGAACGTACCGTGACGGTCACGTACCAGATCACCCGGATCGCGAATACGACCACAACGGAAGCCATGCGCGCCATGGCGTCAGCGTGTCACCAAAACGTGTCCGACCCTTCAACGGTTGTTCTTTCCGGTGGTGATTACCTGCGGCAATTCGCGGGCATTGGCACCATCAAACCCGTCAACATGGTCCAAGTGCAACTCCCCAACCGGGCCGTCCCACTGGGCATGTTCGGGCGCCCCACCAAATACAACACCAACATCGACGCAGCCTTCACCCACGGCCAAATCAACATCGCTAGTGAGTGGACATGCCCTGACGGACTCCTCTACGACCTTGCTGTGGTGTCCAGCTCTTGTGGGCTCCCCAACCCCACATCTGGGCTCAGTTTCCCTGTCACATTCCCGGCCTCGTTCGGTGCCTCGACCGGTGGCAGCTTCACCCTCACCAACAATGGCACCTACAACGCCAACCCGCTATTCGTCATCCAAGGCCCCTGCACACAGCCCACCATCTACAACCAGACAACAGGCCAACAGATCCAGCTCAACATCATTCTTGGATCTTCCGACGTCCTCACCGTTGATGTCCAGTCCGGGGTTGTCACGTTGAACGGGCAATCGAACCGCAACAACGTCGTCGACATCAGCACCCAATTCTTCCAAATCACACCCGGCACCACACCCATCGGGTTCGGGTCCATCGACTCAACAGCAGTCGCCGGGACACTCACCGGGTACGTGCTCCCCACCTACGCAACCATTTAGGAGGCCACCGTGGCGAACAACGTCATCAAAGTGACCGCCTGGGACTTGTGCACGAACGTACTACTCACGGACTTGCAGGCTATCGCCCCCACCTACACGGTTCGCATGAATGATGCTGGCCCGTTCAGCTTCGCACTCGATCTGACTGACAAAACCACGTCACAGCAAACCTCCGTGATCCTGGGGCTGGGCGATAACCCGTTCAAGGTCATTTTCTCCGACGTCAACCAGAACATCCTCTTTGCCGGGATCGCCCGCACCTCCACCATGGACCCGACCAGCCCGTTGTTGCAGATCACGGGCACCATGCTCACCGGATATTTCACCTCCGTGTTCGCCGCTAACTCGTACACGAGCCCGATCAGCCCCGCAACGCTCATGGGGCAGGTCATCACCGACGTGCAGGCAGTACCCGGGGCGAACATTGGCTTGATCCCCAACATGCGTCTGACAAACCCGCCACCACCCTTCACCCCTGCCTATAACGTCGGCCAATACATCAAAGTTTCACAAATCCTGTCCGACATGACCATGGGCGTCACCCCGGGTGTGGGTGGGGTCGACTATTACATGTCGTCGACGTTCCAGAACGGTGTACCCCAGCACCTGTTCAACATTGTTTCCCCGAGGTGTGGTCAGGACCGAAACTCCTCGGGGTGGGTGCTGGATCTTACCCGCGTCCTCATGTGGACGCGGTCCACGGATACGACGAACACCGGTAACCAGGCGACCGTTGTGGGTTCAGGTACGGGCGCGTCCCAACCCACTGCCGTATCCACGGCACCGTTCCCCATCGGCGGACTAGGCCAACCCCCGCTGATGCAGACCCTGTACCAGTACAACCGGGTTACGTCCCAATCTCAACTGCAATCGATCAGCAATGGTGCGGTGCAAATGTTTGGTGGCCCCGTGACCGTCTATACGGTGACGATCCCGGTCACGCATGCGGCGTGCCCACTCGGTGGTTTCGGTATTGGTGACGACGTCCCTTTGACGTCCCCACCGACCGCGTATTTCCCGAATGGGTTGCGGCAGTGGTGGCGGATTGTCGCCTACCAAGTCACGTACCCGACTGAGGGTGTACCAACCGTCACCTTGACATTGAACACCCCACCCGTCTTTTAGGAGTTGCCCCATGGTGAACCCAATCCTGGACCCAACCCATGAGTTGGCGGAGCGCCTAAAAAGCATGCAGGCCGTATCGGCCGGACTCTCCACCCAGCCCGTGCTGTTGAATGCGTCCACGGGCCAGATCGGCGGCGGTACACCCGGTCTTGCAACGGATGCGACCGGGCTGCACAGTTACAACGCCGCCGGGGTTCTCGTGAACTTCCTAGAAACCTCAGATGGCACCATGATCTGCTACGACAACACTGGCACCGCCCAAGCCCGCATGGGCGCCCTCCTATCCAACCCGGGCAACTACGGGCTGGAAATTTGGACCGGCTCAGCATGGCAGCAAGTCATCAACGCAACCTCAGTTTCATGGGGGTCCATCACCGGCATCCCTTCAACATTCACACCCACCGTACCTATTGCCGGTTCAAACATTTCTGGGGCGGTATCCAACGCCAATCAGGCCACCAACTCCATCAATGCAGACGGTTCCGCCTACGCCTACAACAACAACGTCCCCGGCACGAGCTTCTTTGCGGTATGGGTTGGTAACGACGGCAGCAATCATATGGGCAAGAATGTGTCGTCCATCCGGTACAAGACCAACGTCCGTAAGCACACCATCGACCCGGCCGAAGTACTCAAACTTGTCCCCGTACTCTTCGACCGGCTCCCCGTTCTTGTCCCACTACCCGATGGACATGAAGGCCCTGAGCAACTGGTTACCGGTCCAGCGAACGAGTTTGGCATGATCGCCGAGCAAGTCCATGAACATGTTCCCGAGATCGTGCAGTGGTTCGAAGGCAACATTGACGGGCTCCGATTTGACCTCCTCCCTGTTGCCCAACAGTCGGTACTCATCGACCATGAGGGGCGCATAGCGGCACTGGAATCACAGGTTGCAGTACTCACCGCGCAAGTACAATCCCTGATTGCACAAATCCAGGCACCACTGCCGCAATGGTCGCCACCCGCATCCAGCACGGCAACATACACGCCGCCATCATGGGCACCAACGATCCCCGCCTACGCGGCACCCAACCCGGAACCACAACCACTCCCCTACACCATCCAGCCCTAGGAGGCCGCAATGGCTTTTTCTGCTGTCCCCTTCGCGCTGCAAAACGTAGCCCATTCCGCCCAGTTGTTCCGCCAAGCCATGTCTTCGGTCATTCCTCCCGGTGGCGGGGTCGTGTCCCTTGGCGATTTGGCTGTAGCCCAGACCGGTACGCCGTCCATGGCGGTCCAGATCGGTGTTGGACGGTGCTACATCCCGGGCACGAATGTTGCCAACGTTTCCGGCGGGAACTTCTCCTCCCAGGCCATGTATTATGCGGAGAACGAATCTGTGGTTACGGCAACGATTGCCTCATCCGATCCGACCAACCCACGCATTGACATGATCTACGTGGCCGTGAACGATACCCAGTATTCGGGGTCCGTGGATGGTGTCAGCACAACTTTCGTTGTCTCCGGGACACCGGCCTCTGGTGCAACATACCCGACCAATGCACCCTCGATCCCGAATAACGCAATCCCTCTGGCGTGGGTCCGGGTCGGTAACGGCGTAACTAGCATTACCAATACCAACATTCACAATGTGTCCGTCCCCTATAACATGCGCCACATGGAATGGACGTCAACGTCCGCTTCACAAACGGGAGGCAGCGGTCAGAATTTTGGCACCCTGTCACTGGACACGGCCAATACTTACAACGGCGGGTTCGCGACTGGCGGGTCGGGTGGCACCATCACCCTGTCCACGGGCGGCATCTACATTGTCAGCTCCCGAGCAACTCCGGGCGGTTCCGCTTATTCTGCACTCCAATTGTGGGCGTACGACCAATCTGCCGTGTATCACCTGTCCCATACTTCATCCGGGTATGGGGGTCAGCTCACGACGGGTGCGTTCACGTTCGCTGGGGTTGCCGGGGCGACACTGACTTTCGGCGCCACATGGAATCAGACAGCTACCATGTCCACCCGAGTCAAGATGACAAAGGTGGGTTGAGCCATGAATTGGATGGAAATTAGTGCCCTTGCCGGTGTGGGCAGCGTCGTCGTGGCGCTCCTCACTGCCTTGGCTGTCGTGTTCTTCAAACACCTTCTTCCAAGCTTCAAGGGCGGATCAACGTTCTTGAAGAATTGCGTAGGTGCACCAGAGAACAAGAAGACCGGGCAACCTTACGTACCGTCGATCTTTGAACGGTTCGATATCCAGGACGAAGTTCTCGCCAAACAGAACGGGGTTCTGGAAACGATCCGTCACGAAGTGGAATTCAATAATGGGTCATCCGTCAAAGACGGTGTCATGCGAACCGAAGCCGGACTAGCCGACGTACAGGCCGAGCTAACCCACATCAAGGCGCTCATCGGTGGCAATGGACAAACGACGACTATCAACGTCAACCAGAAGGACACCACCCCATAGGAGGCCCCATGGTTGACTACATCTGGCCCGTCATCGCAGGCACCAGCACGAACCAACTCTTCGGCGCCAACCCGGGCGGCTACAACCCGCCCGGAGGGCACACCGGCACCGACCTCGGAGACGCCATAGGCACACGCGTACTCGCCCCTGCCGCCGGCACAATCATTCACGCGCAACCGTTCACCACGCAATACGGCACGGACAACGCCTACTGGCTGACAGCGGGCGGGGGCATCTGTGTCGTCCTGGATTGCGGACCAGACAATCCCAAGTTCACGTTCTGCCACCTCAGCCAAACACTCGTGAAACCCGGTGACGTGGTAGCACAGGGCGAAACCATCGCCCTATCAGGGGACACCGGAACGATGACCAGCGGACCGCATCTGCACTTCGAGGCACTGCCGCCGAACTTTACGTTCAACCCCAACACGTATGGCCGGGTAGACCCCGCCACTTACTGCACCGAATACCTTACGGAGGCGCCCCCAATGTCCCTCAACGTGATCGACATTAGCCGATACCAAGCCGGAATGGACGTCGGTGCCACCGGTGCGGACGCTGTCATTGTTGGACTCACCTACGGCAGTATCGGCGTAAATCCCTACGGCGCCGACGAGGTCGCCCGCACCCGTAACGCCGGGAAACTCCTCGGCCTCTACCATATTCGGGCCGGCGACGGGCCTGCCCCCGCCGATGAGGCACAACACTTCCTCGACAACGCCACCCAATACCTGGACGGCCGCACGATTATCTTCCTCGACTGGGAAGAATGCACCCTCTCTGACATCCCATGGGCACTCGCATGGTGCCAGTATGTGTTCGCCAAGACTGGCATCATGCCCGTGATCTACATGTCATCGTCCGTGTCACTCGCCTACGACTGGTCCAGTGTCCGGAACGCGAACATCGGGTTGTGGGTCGCCCAATACCCCTACAACACTGTCACCGGGTTCGTTGGTGCCGGGTGGACACCTCCCGCGACGTCATGGCCGTTCCTCGTCGGCTGGCAATACGCCGGCACCGGAGGCAGCATCGGCGGATACACCGGCATCGACCTATCCGTTTTCTACCTCACCGCCTCACAATGGGTCGCCTACGGCACCCCCACTTCTCAAGGAGACTGGCTAGCAATGGCAACAATCGACGATGTGAAAAACGCTGTAAGGGCAGTCCTGCAAGAACGGAACCTCGACACCGAGGGCAACCAGACGTCAGTCCTTGACATGGTTGCTATCATCAGGTCGATGGTCCATGACGTACCAAACCAGGTTATGAAATTCAGTGTCCCGTGGTATGGGTACAACGGGGTTCAGCCCACTACCGGTCGCACCACCACCACGCTTGGACTGTCTGTCGGGTGGTCGGACACTTGGAATACTGGTACGAAGACGGCGGCGGCATCGGCTGGTAACGCCGCCACTGCTGCTGTTGCGTCGGCTGCGACCGCAACAAATGCCGCCATCGCCGCATTGCCCGCCGCTGTTCTGAACCAGCAATTCACAACCCCCGCCGGTGTGACAACCAACGTCCCAACTCTGCTGAACGCGATCAACACGAAACCGGGTAGTGTCCTGAACCTGACCCCGGATCAGGTAACGCAGCTTGCTGCAACGTTGCAGGCTGAACTGCCCGCCGCGACCGTCGCCGCATTGGCCGCGCAACTCGCCACGAAACCCGCCCCGTGAAACCGGCACTCATCACCGGTGGCGCGGCCGCGTTCGCCTACCTGACGATCATGACCGCCCGAATCACCCGCGAATACCAGACCGAACGCGCATCACGCCGCGCATGGAACCATTACAGGAGCACCCCCAAATGACCGCTTCCCCCGTATCTCCCAAAGTCACCGCTGGCGCTGCTGTTGCCGCTATTGTTGGTCTGCTGTTGCAGGTCAGTGTGAGCATCACCCCTGACACGTTCTCCTGGTTGGGGGCGGGTCAGGGGCTGGCTTTCACTCTTGTCACTCTGGGCATTGGCACGTTCGCCGCTTGGTGGAAGACTGATCCGCTGCGCGTTGTGCCCGCGCCAGAAGCACCGGCCGCGCCCGCTGTGACATCCACCCTCACGGGTACTGGTCCACTTGGCAGCAACGCCACATCTTACAAGCAGGCCAGTGACGCATTGAGTGCAGCCATCAGCGACAGCGCCCCTGCCGTTGCCACCGCTTCGGGTCTGATCGTGGTTACTCCTACAAACCCCGAACCACTCGCACCCTAACAACACCAAAGCGCCCCACCTCAGATTGAGGTGGGGCACTTTTTTGTGCCTATTTTGCTGGGATCTGGTATTCCCAACCCGCTTGAACACCCATCAGCTTGTACACCAAAGTACCGGTAGTATCCGGAACATCAATCACAAACGCACCCGTCGACTTATCCCCGGGAAGAATGTTGTTCTCAATCAAGTCAGTTTGTGCCAAGCAAGTTGATGCGTTGCCTGATGCGGTCCCTGCCCCTGATGTGTTCCCCGCCGGGTCCACGTACGTCCACCCATAGTCGGGCGACATCCCATCCTGTAGCGGGACACCAGCGTTGGGTGCGACGGCTGCTGTTGCGAAGATCTCGATGTAGTGCCCGTTCTGGGGTGGCTGGGGTGCTGGCCCGTCACAGGTCGGGTCGACAACAATCTTTGTGATGGTGAAGGTGGCGATGGGATTGCCGTTGAGTGGGTCGGTTATGCCAGCTTGCTCCCCAACAGTTTTGATGTGGTTCCCACGTACACTCAGGACTGGTGCGGCCACGGATGGCGTGGTCGCTGTGGGGGCGGACTGGGCAGGTGTTGCGTGCGTTGTCGCTGGTGGTGTTGTTGTGGCGCCACCCCCACTGCAACCGCTTAGAACGGCAACCACGGCGGCACCCACTATCAGACCTGAAACCTTTTTCATCACAACATCCTCGGAACTTGAAGGGAATACCTGTATGAAATGGATGGTACGCGTATTGCAAACGGAAAAACAGGGTCAACCCGCAATTTCTTTCAACGACTCCCCATCACCCAGCATCGCCCGACCAATCGCCGTCACAGACTCAATCTGCGCATCCGGCATCAGATGAGCATAAATCTGGTCCAACAACGCAGTATTGGAATGCCCGAGCCGCCGCGCGACTTTGAACATCTCGACTCCCTCTTGGATCAGCCATGATGCGTGCGTGTGTCGCAGCCCGTGCGGTTTGGGGGTCTTCACGAATGTTTTGTCTGCATCCTGTGCCGCCTTGACTGCACGCTTCCAATATTGAGGGTAGAACTTGTGGTGGTCGATCCTGCCACCGCTCGGCTCAACGAAAAGCAGCTCCGTTGATGGGCGACCTGCCATGAGTGGTTTCAGGAGATCCACCAGTGTTGAGGGTATTGCTATGGTCCGTTTTGAACCGGGCGTTTTGGGTGGCCCAACGTACCACCGGTTGTGCCCGTCCTCTTTCCACGCCTTGTTGATACGCAACGTTGCGGGACGCGCTGCCACGTTCACGTCTCCAACAGTTAGTGCGGTGGCTTCCCCGAACCGGGCACCCGTCATCACCAGCAGTGAAATGAAAGTCTTGTACCGCTCATCCATGTGATCCCTGATAAGCGTGAACTCTTCAAACGTCAGGAACATTGTTTCGTCCTCGACACCGCGTGAGACGGGAAGCTCGACACCAACGCACGGATTTGACGGCCGGTACTCTAGCTGGACGGAGCGGGACATGACCGAGGATAGGAACGCGTACACGTTCTTGATGGTCTTGGGGGACATGGTGCGGCCGGGTGCGGTCCGTTTTTTGAGTAGTCCACGCACCCAAGACGTGACTTGCTGCCTGGTGAGTTGGTCGACGGGGACCGCGCCGATGCTGTCGTTGATGTGGTTGCTCAGGTAGCCGTGGTAGTTGGCGATGGTGTGGGGTGTGGGCCTGAGTAGCAGGTTGATATGTTCTTCTGCCATGTCGGTGACGGTGCGGACGCCTGGGGCGGGTGCGATGACCTGTTCTGCTTTGGAGTAGTTGCCGCCGTTGGCTTTGAGTGCGTTGCGTAGGCTGTACGCTTCCGGTTCTGTGAGGAACGTGACTGACGATTGTGTGCCGTCGTTGTCCCTCCACATGACTTGCCATGATGGGGTTCCGTCTTTGCGGACGCGCTTGCGAACTGATGCCATTTTGGTGCCTCTCCACCCTCTATTCTACGGTGTCGCGTCAACGAATTTGAGGTTCGCGTCAACATACATCAATGTAACAGCACTGGAACCGCTAGATTCCGCCTAACTTTGGACATTCTTCATAGGCATTGAGCCTAGTGGAAAGTCGCGCAAACACTGGACTCTTCAACAACCACACGGACGGATTGATACAATAAGGAACATTAGACGACGATAAGAAACACTAACTCGTTGACGGCGTCAACACACGCCACCCATGCGCCGCCCAGTGGTTGATTCGTCCGATTCAACCATTCTCAGTTGTGAGCAACATCATGGTCCGTGCCGTCGTCAGCAACGATTCCTGCGCATACTGCGGCAACAAACCCGCCCCCGCAATCCGCAACTCTGACAGATCATCCGGGGCCACCGCCAACCCCACCGACCGGGCCGCCGCCATCAACACATCAGACTGCGACACACCCAACGCCAACGCCATCCCCTTGATACTGTCAGGCTCTGGCAACAACGTACGCGGCGAACCCTTACCCCATTGCTGCCACGCCGACGTCTTCGGGTTATTACCAGACTCTTCCGCCAACTGCTCATACGGGCGACCATTACGCCGCGCCTGAATCAACCCCGCCAGCGACAACCCAAACATATCAACCATCACCACTCCAAACACTCGGAACCAACACCACCTACCAGCCCCCAGCGTATTTGAAACGGACACCTACGGCAAAGGACGCATCGACATAATCGACGACACCGCCGACAAAGCCAACGCCGACTTCACCCGGATACACTGCCGCACGCACACATCAAAGAAGAGACGCTCCGACGAATCCAACCCCATCAGGCGGGCAAGTAGGACAGACAGGTCAACATCCAACCACGCCGCAGCCACCGCTAAATCTGTGGTCTGCGACATGACCCGCATGATCTCAGGCAAAGAAACCAACAACCTGGCCGTCAACCGCTCCACCACAACCTCACGCGCCACCGACTCAGCCAGCGACCCCACAGGCCCATGATTCATGTCCCGATGCAACGATTCATGCACAAACGTGACGCGTCTCTTACGCCCCGACTGCCGTCTATTGATAACGATCTGCTCGACCGTCGAATCAAAGAAACCACACAACGCGTCCGGCATGTCACGGTAGACAATATTGCTCATCAGGCCCCAATGACAGTAAGGAACGGGCCCCAGCGCCCGCCACACCTTATAGGTTTACCCCACCACGTTGTCAAGCACAAGGCATTTAATGACGTGACTCTGTAACAATTTAATCGGTGTCCGGCGAGTCCATGTCAAACCGCGCAGCCAACCCATGCGACTCCTCGAACCTGCGCTCCCCCGGCGTCTGACGACGCCTCACCGGCGAGGTCTCCCCCGGCACCCTGGCGTATGGGTCGATCTTCTTCTGGTCAACTGGATCATCATTTTCCTTCACCCTCCGATCAATCATTGTCAATATCAGCTCATCAAGAGCATGCCGTTCCCTGTGCGAAAGATGCTCCGCACCCGCCGGCGGTACGTACGGTTCGATAATCTCGCCCGTAACCCACTTAGTCATCTCAGCCACAGACACACCCAATGCGTCCGCTACGGCGATCATGTTCTTAGGGCTCAACATCTTCCCTTTGAGTATCAGTGCCGAAACGGTAGACGTATGAACCCCCGCCTTGCGTCCCAGTTCTGACATTGACGGGTTCCCGAACCTTGCGTCCAGGAGTGCCGCTTTTGTCATTGCCGAGGCCCAAGGGTCCGGAATGTCGCTTGCCATGTTCCAACTTTCGTTCGTTGCTAGACGTTGTGCAACCTATCCTAATTCGTGGGTGTCCACGGATTCCACCCGTGTAATTTAAACGGCGCCAACGTTGGCGGGAAACTTTTTCAAAAATAGTTGCACAACCCGTGGACACTGCCGTCCAACACGTCTAGAATCTAATCATAGGTAAGACATACAAAGAGGAGTCGAAATGATCACCACAGTAGACAGGTTGGATGTGAAAATCACTAGCCATATCATCTTCGCCCAGCTCATGAAGCACAACGGATACTCCGTCCGGACACTCTCCGAAGAGGTCGACCGGACACTCCGCAAGAACCACAGCCACCAGACCTGCGGACGCGGAACCATCGGAAACCTTCGCTCCGGCTACCGGGACACCTGCAACGAGGAAACCGCCAAGATCATCGCGGACCTTCTCGGACTCCCCGTCGCCGCACTCTTCACTCCCCATATCTCTAAAGTCCAGACAGAGGTTCGACCAACCTACGCAAGGAAGACCCGATGAAAATGTTCATCCCGTACGCGGACACCGTTGAGAAGTTGCTCGCGGACATGGCCGCACTGAACCAGACCATCACCACAGAAACCAGTAGGAGAGCGTCATGAAGTTTCCTCAGCTCGAAGGCATCATCGACACCAGCACGCTGACACCAGCCGAACAGATCATGATGGCGGCAATGTGCTACGGCACCGGGTCACCAAAGCACATCAAGGCGATCCGGAAGTTCTCTCCCCCGGACGTCAAGGCCCAGTTCACTCCCAGGTTCCCGAAGGTGTGGTCATCATGAGCAACCAGCCAGCAGCCAACGAGTTCCGTTCCTGCTCTGACCCGCGCCGCCACGTCCCGAAGATCATTTACGTGGATGTCCACCCGGACCATCACCACCCGGTATGGCAGATGTCCGTCCGGGATGCCCGCAACACGCATCATGTCCGGTGCCTGGATACGTGGGATGAGGCCCGGTTGACTGCCCAGCGTTGGGTGAGTGTCAACAAGGCCCACGGGATCGTCTACGGGGCAGGGGCTATGAAGTGAGCGCCCTCATCCTCATCGTCGCCGCATCCGCAACGGGTGCATACCTGCTGTACCTCATCGATAGGAAGTAAGAATCATGTTGCATGAAGAGATCATGGCCGGGTTTGAGGTTTTGGACCGGTTCTATGCGGAGCGTGTAGCCACCGCAACACTGTGCACTCGGGCGGTTGCTGACGGTGACACTGATTCTGCGAAGTCGTTTGCCGACAGGTTTGTGGCTTTGACGGATGCGATGGATGAACTCCGTGACCGGTTGCATGCGGCGGTTGAGGCTAACACGATCACGGCGCACCTGTCATGACGACGTTGACAGCCCCCGCCAAAGTCACCGTCACCACAGTGACCATCGCGCCACCCATCGTGCACATCTTCTGCGTCCACCACGGCGTACACGACACGTCCTTCTGCGGGACACCCCGCACGAAGCCCCTCTCCTCCATGAGAGTGATCGGCAAGAAGTACCCGATGACCCGGGCACTGTGTGTTGTGTGTGTGGATATGGCACCTAATCCGTGCCCTGAGTGCGGGGGGTGATCGTGGAGGAAGAGTTCTACACCCCCGCTGATGTTGCGAGACGGTTCCACATTGATCCCCGCACCGTTCGTAGCAAGGCGAGTACCGGGGCGTGGCCGTGTATATCGTTCGGACCACGCACTATCCGATTCACAGAAACCCACATTGAACAGATTGTTTCACTTTGCACCCGAACACCAACCCCACCCAAAGTCGAGCGCCGACTAGGCACCAGATCCAGGAGAACAAATTGAGCAAGCTCGAAGAAACCATCACCAAAGCACACCACCACGGGGGCCCATCGTGGGATGGTGGCCGGCGTATCCGTGCCGAGGTTGTGAAGCGTAACGGGTACTGGATCAGTATCGTGCGTGGCTCCGACGGATGGCCCGTACTCTACGACGATATTCCTGCGGGTAGCGAAGCATACTTCCCGAAGACCGCTTGGGAAGTCATGATGCGTGCCGCACTCGACGACTCCCGCGTCGTCTACCGCGCCGAGCAAGCCGGACACCGACTCCCTGAATGCAAGCACCTCACCAACTACTAAAACTTTGCCCAAAAAACACGTTTCAAACACTAGTATCTGACATTACAAAAGCGTAAACTGAGACTATAGACAAGGAGAACAAAATGTACGTTCACCAGCTCACCAAAACCCAGGCCATCGCAGCCGCAAGATGGTTCATCGTCGACTTCCACGAAAACATCCCCGACGTGGACGGAATCACCACTAACGTGTTGATTGACCAGTTCGTACGCGACTTATCCGCAAGCATCCAACACGACGTGCACACGGATGATGTTGTGGAACTCCTCGAATCACTGGACCAGCTCCAAGACCTGTACTTCCGCACCCAGGAGTACACGGGCATCAGCGATTTCGACGCCATTGTGATCGCGGAACACACTACAAACGTGTTCACTGACGACTTGAACCGGATGTTCGCGTCCTACTCCCCCCGCGCCGCCCGCTACTTCGAAGCCGCCTGATCATGGTCACCACCCAGACCCACGAAACCTGCACCGTCACCAACTGTGACTGCACATGTGCCGGTTGCCGACCCTCACAATGCGCGGCATGCCCCAAGTGTGGGGCCGACATCGACAACACACCCCAAGACGGCGGCGTCACAGACATCTTCGACGCACCCTCCTACCAGGGAATGACCACTCAATCCCTCCACAGCATATGGATGGACACACGCAAGGCATGCGCGTGAACTCCACCAGAATCGCCCCGGCCACCATCACCACACCAACCGACACTGGCGACAACCTTCCACATCTTTACTGCAACACAGAACACGGCTCCGCACCAGACGCCACCAGCCTCTGTGGAGCTAAACGCAACAGGCCACACGGCCGAAAAATGTATCTCACCGAAGCCGAACGTAGAGGATTCTGCGTCGTCTGCATCGACATCGCAAAAACCCAAAACGGGCTCTGCCAACACTGCGCGAAAGGAAAATCATGACAACCACCGGAACACTGCTCACCACCAACCCTGCCCCCGGAACCCCCGACTGGTACCGGTACATGACAGCCTCCAAAATCGCCGCAATCATGCACCACTCCACCTACGACAGCTACCTCTCCATGTGGCTCAAAATGGCTGGAAAAGTCGCCCCCGAACCCATGGACGACACCAAACGCCGAGGCCACTACCTAGAACCCGCCATCCTCGCATGGTACCGAGACCAACACCCCGACTGGACCATCGAACTAACCGGCATGTGGGTACACCCGTACCACACATGGGCCGCATCAACACCAGACGGAATCATCACCCTGCCAGACGGCACACAAGAAGGCTACGAAGCTAAGTCCTCAGACCTCGACTACGAATGGGGGGAACCCGGCACTGACCAGATACCCGCCGGCTACTTCGATCAGGTGCAATGGCAGATGTTCACGACCGGTTTACGCCGAGTACGTGTCGCCGTAATTATGACGCACTTCGTGTTCGCTGAGTACGTCATCGAGTACGACCGCGCCTATGTCAAGCAGATGATCACCACCGCCAAGGCGTTCATGTACACGCTGTCTATCGGTCGCCGTCCCAGCCTTGACCCTCTCGACGGACACGCCGCCACCTATAAAGCAATCCGTGAGCTAGCACCGGGCATCAACGCTGAAAACGTCGAACTTGACCCCAATCTTGTCCGCCGCTACGTCGTTGCATCAGCGGACAAGAAGGCTGCTGAGACCCGGGAAACCGCCGCTAAGTCAATGATCGCCGACGTCATGGGTGAAGCGCGCACCGCGTCAGTGGATAAGCGCACGATCTTTACCCGCCAATCACGCGGCGGCGGGACCCCTTACTTAGTTGCCGCCCGCAACCTGCCAACCTCTCAAGAACTTGGAGCACTCGTATGAACACCCAACAGCCCGGTAACGCGATTGACGTTGCCCGCCAGAATATTGCCGCCTATAAAGGCGAACTCCTCGCATCGCTCCCCTCCCACCTGACTGACAAAGGCGTTGGCTGGCTGACCTCGGCACTGTCCGCCCTCCGCAAGAACGATTTCCTGTTGAAGATGGCAAACCAGAACCCGGGTTCGCTCATCGTTGCCCTGTCCGAAGCCGCACAGTTGGGACTCATGCCGGGTACCCAAGAATATTGGTTGACTCCCAAGGCTGGCGCTGTTCTTGGTGTCATCGGGTATGTCGGACACGTCGAACTAATGTACCGGGCAGGTGCCGTGTCTTCCGTGATCGTGGAGAACGTCTATGAGCACGACAAGTTCCAGTGGAACCCGGGCGCGATGACCAAGCCGATGCACGAGATTGATTGGTTCGGCGCTGACCGGGGCAAAGTCATAGGAGCCTACGCCTACGCGATCATGCGTGACGGTGCTGTCTCGAAAGTCGTCGTCGTCAACAAGACCCGCATCGACCGGGCCATGGAAGCCAGCGCTTCCGCATCTTCGGGGAAGAACTCCCCCTGGAAGACCGACTACGCGGCCATGGTGTTGAAGACTGCGGCACATGATTTGGCGAAGTGGGTGCCAACGTCAGCCGAGTACCGGAACACGGTCATTGCTACTCCAATTGTGGAGTCTGCCACCGTCCCTGATGCACCAGCATCAGCAACACCCCCTGCACCTCAGCCCACACCTCCCCCGAGCCCTGTCGAAAATGTCGATGTAGTCACTGGGGAACTCATGGACGAGGGCGAATACGACCCCACCCAAGACCCCGCAGCATGGGGCACCGCAATCTAACCAAACCTGTGGGGGCGGGTGTACCTTCCACCACCCGCCCCCACACCACCACCAAAACAGATAAGGACAAGACAATGCGTGCAGACACACGATTCTTCAACCCCGACACAACCAACATCAACGAATACCCGACCTACCGCGACTGCAACCGCTGCGGCATCCGACTCGGCATCCACACCCCACACGTCGACACCGACAACCACTGCATGTCATGCCGGTCCATGCTCAAACGAGTCCCCAAACACCAATCCGGATTCACCATCCCCACCTTCGACATCACCGTATTCCGCACCGCACTCGACCCCCGCATCCGCACCGAAACAACCCAAACATTTAAACACGCCCGAGTCGCCTACAACCGTATGGACACCGCCGAAGACAACATGGCCCTCCTCTACATGCTCGAAACCATCGGCCACTTCGTCGCAACCCTCACCACCATCACGATCCCCGGGGAAACACTGGACTGGTGGGAGGGCGACAACCCGCGCAAAGCCCAGTATTGGATCAACCGTGCCCGTGCCGAAGCGGAAGCCGCCTAACATGGGCCAGCTCGTCATGGGCCGTTACTCGGTCAGGTGCCGGTGCGGGAAGGTGTTGGGCCTGTCCGAACAGGACGCGCTCATGCAGTGCAGAAAATTCGCGAAGGTTCACGGCAGCGAAAACAGGGTCAGGACTTATCAGTGTCAATTTGGCAGTTGGCATTGGTCCAGCAAGCTTGAATGGCCTGTGAAGGCATGATCACCACGGGTAGATGGATGTCACTGAATCCTGAGCATGTGGGTGAGTGGCGTTGGTTCGTTGAGAACGACCTGACCGGACAGATAACCCGTGGATACGCCGCCGACGAATGGTTGGCCCGGGCCCATATCCGGGTCACCATCAAAAACCAGCAACCCCCAGGAGGACCAGAATGAGAACCCTCGGAAACGTCACCATCGCCCTCTTCCTCACCGTTGACGTGTCCCTTATCGTCGCCAGCATCGTTGCGACCGTCAAGGACAACCGCGCAAGAAGAACTGCCGAACAAGCAGCCATCACCGAAGCCGACCATTTCGTCCAGTGGGCGCAGGAAGTTGGCCGGGTATGACTGGGCGCAAGACCGGTTGTGGTACATCGGCAGGTTACCAGGCTCACAACCGTGCTAAGGAACCAGCGTGCCGCGAATGCCTCGACGCCTACGCGATCGCCATGAAGGCGTACAGACACCGCACCGGCCGATCAACCAGATCCATCATCGACGACACCACCCTCACCAAACACGGAATCCGGGTACCCAAATGACTGTCGAAGCGGATCGAGAACGCCGCCAACAACGCCACACCATCGACAACAACCGCCGCGCCAACCAACGCCACAAACGCGAACATAAGGACACCATGAACATCACCATCTACACCAAACCAGGCTGCGTACAATGCGGCGCCGCACAAAGACACATGCAAAAACTCGGACTCGATTATGAGGTAGTCGACCTCACCCAAAGCCCCAACGACCTCACCGCCATCATCAGCCTCGGCTACCTCGAAGCACCCGTCACCATCACCACCCACAACGGCCAAGACACCCACTGGGGCGGATACCAACCCAACAAAATCGACGGGATGGTCAACTAATGCCCACACTCACGGACATGTTTTGCGGCGCCGGCGGCTCCTCAACCGGTGCCCTCTCCGTCCCTGGCGTCACCGTCGAAACAGCCATGAACCACTGGCCCAGGGCACTCGAAACCCACAACGCCAACCACCCCAACACCCGCCACATCGACGCCGACATTTCCCAATACGACCCCCGCAGAATCCCTAGAACAGACATGCTATGGGGTAGTCCGGAATGCACTAATCACAGTGTTGCCAAGGGCAAGAAGCGTATCACCAACCAGCCAGATTTGTTCGGGGATAGCATCGCTGACGAAGCCGCCGACCGATCACGAGCCACCATGTGGGACATGGTCCGCTACGTCGAGCAACACCAGTACGACGTGTTCTACACCGAGAACGTTGTCGATGCCGCGCGATGGCTGTTTTTCGACGAATGGCGTAACTGCTTCGACAAGCTCGGCTACAACACCCACGTCGTGTTCCTCAACTCAATGCACGCCCAGTTGGGTGGGCTCCCAGCACCCCAGTCCCGTGACCGCATGTACGTCATCGGGTGGAAGAAAGGCAACCGCGCCCCCGATTTCGACCGTCTCCGACCCAACGCCTACTGCCCCTGCTGCGGCGAAACCGTGCGCGCCCTACAAGTCTTCAAGAAGACTGAACGCTGGGGCCGCTACAAAGCCCAGTACCTCTACCGGTGCCCCAAGAAAACATGCCGGGGCCAGATCGTAGAACCCGCATGGCTGGCAGCATCATCCGCCATCGACTGGACCCTACGCGGACAACGTATCGGAGACCGCAAAAGGCCACTGGCCGACAAGACCATGGCACGCATCCACGCTGGGTTGGTGAAATTCGGTGCCCAGGCAATCAGCATCGATGCCGTCCGTGGATCACAGATCATCAGTCCCGTGGACACCGAACCATTCCAGACACAGACCACAAGCTACACCCGCTCCCTGTTGGTACCCGTTGAGGGTCGCGATGGGAAGGTGGCCCAGTTCGCCACGGACCCAATGCGGACGCAGACAACGCGCAACGAAACCGGGCTGCTCATGCCACCAAGTAATGGCGGCTTTTGTGGAGGCCACGACACGGACTGCGGGGAACCATCACGTGCTGACATCTTCAATGGCGTCTACTGCAAGTGCGAACTCGTGCAGACGCGGGGCCACTCGATGCTCATGGAGTACTACGGCAACGGCACCATGCACCCCACATCCAAGGCAATCCCGACGATCACCACGCACGACCGGTTCGCAATGATCACCACCCTGCGTGGCACCAACGCACCAAAAGACGTATCTCAGCCCCTCGACACCTTCGCAGCCAACGGCAACCACCACGGCTTGGCTGAGTGGCGTATCCCCGACGTTGGCGACTGCGAATTCCGCATGCTTGAACCACACGAAATCGCGGCAGGCATGGCATTCCCCAAGGACTACATCATGACCGGCAACAAAAGGGAACAAGTCAAACAAGCTGGCAACGCTGTCACGCCCCCAGCAGCACGCGACCTCATCACCATTGGCACCGAATCACTGGTGACCACATGAGCGCCGTCAGGCTGCCGGATCTCGAAGGGAAAGTACGCGGCATAGTCGGCGTGGAACAAGACGCGCGTGGACGTAACCGCTACACACTCCAATGCGAGAACTGCCTTGCGTTAGAGACGCCGGAACACCTCGTCCTCATGAACACGCACTTCCACACGAGAGGTGATGACCGGCGCAGACTCTGCCCAGAATGCCGCATCGAACTGTTCCCGGACTGTTCTTGCGATGGTTGCCGCATCGACCGCAAAGGGAGCATGTACGCATGAGCAAACTGACGAAACCAGAAGCCAAAATGCACGCGGAAGCAGAACAACTCCTCACCAAACCAGAGCTAACCCCCTACGACAAAGAATTCATATTCGAGCACTGGCAAGAATCCGCTAACCACGTCAACAGTGCAGCCGGCGCATTCTTCACGCCCTACCAATACGCCCTCGACGTCGCACTAGAAATCGGCGGAAACGGGGCACGAATCATCGACCTCTGCGCAGGCATCGGAACACTCGCCTACGCCGCAACCCAACGATTTGATGACCTCGACATCACCTGCGTCGAACTCAACCCCGCCTACGTCGAGCTGGGTCGCAAGATCATCCCAGACGCCACTTGGATTACAGGTAGCATCTTTGACCTACCCGAACTTGGACGGTTCGATATAGCAACCTCAAACCCACCGTTCGGGCGCATCCAAGGGTCAGGATCTGGGCCCCGCTACAAGGGCAACGAGTTCGACTTCAAGGTGATCGACCTGGCATCAACCCTTGCCGACCGTGGCGTGTTCATACTACCGAACGGCTCATCCCCGTTCACCTACTCCGGTGCCCCGTTCTTCAATTGGAGACCACCCGCGAAGTACACAAAGTTCACCACCGAAACGGGCATTCAACTCGATTGTGGAATCGGGATCGACTCAACCGTTTACCCAGCATTCCATGGGACACCAGTTCGCACCGAGGTCTGCGTTACGGACTTCATTGGCCTCACCAGCGATGCTGCTGAACAGGAATCATTATTCGAAGCAGACGCGGCATGAGCGCCCTTGATACTGCACCCGATGTTGAAGCCAGGAAGTCGACTAGCCAACTTGTCCGGCACGTTTACCATTCCAAGTGCAACAGCAACCAGAACCCCAGAGTCGCCTACTGCGGGCACAAAGGCGGCGGAGCCTTTGGACAGACATGGCACATCGAGACAGCGAAATCGATTGACTGCACACTCTGCATCATGGGCCGCGAAGAACACGGATGCCCACGATGCGGATACAAACCAGAGAAATGACATGGTGAGCGGTGAATAGAAGGAAAGATGCACGGACGTTCATTACCGTGCACGACGACGCCATGGACCACCCAAAGATTGAGGCGATGTCCGACACAGCGAAAGTGCACTGGCTCAGACTGACGGGGTGGTCGAACCGGCAACGCACGGACGGGCTCGTGTCGGCGGCGAAGGTCAAGGAACGCGGCACCAAAGTGTTCCGGGAACTCACCACAGAGCTCGTACCGGACCGTGGGCCAATGCTTGAACTGCAACCAGACGGACGCTACTACATCCACGACTACCTGAACCACCAGTGGTCCAAGTCGGAGATTGAGGATGCCGCTAAGAGGAACCGTGAGAACGGGTCCAAGGGCGGAAGACCGCGAAAAGAAGAACCCAAACAATAACCCGCCGGGTTTCACTTTGGGTTCGTTTTCGCTAACCCAAACTGAACCCAAACATAACCCTATGGTACCTAGTACCTGTTAACAACACTATTAACTCACCTAAGCATTTACCTAGTTCTAAAGAAAATGTTGAGACTTCTTCTGCTTCGTAACTTAGGTTACGTGCGAGGCGGCGAACACAGAGAGGAATGAAAATCCAATGAAATTTGATGAAGCCGACGCAAGGGACATGACCCGTATGATTCAGAGACGACGCCCACGATGGTCAGAGAAAGCAATCATGGACGCCTTGGACGTGGCATGCAGGTCTGGTGCACGGCCTGGGACTGTGGTTGATGCCGCGTTGAGGGCGTGTGCTGACAGTTCGGCGTTGGCTCCGACTGCGATCAATTTTGAGAAGTATTGGGTGGTTGCTGAGCATCGGGCAGCACCGTCTGGGCACATGTTGTGTGTGGAGTGCATGGTTCGTCACCCGGTGGATTCGATGCGGTTGGGATCTGTGGGTTGGGTGTGTGTGAGCCATGACAGTGTATGAGCGTTTGAGTACTGTGTCGCAGCGGCGTGAGGCTGAGGAGTTGCGGGCCCGGATGGGGGCGGCAGTCGATGCGGCGTTGGCTGCTCGGGTGGCGCGTCGATCGCATCATCGGGCAGTGGTTGCTGAGAACAATGCGGTAGCCGTTTTTTCGTCGTTCATGGATCGGGCACAGGCTGTGATGGATCGGGCACAGAAACGGTGGCCTGAAACTGCCGAAACCTACGCTGCCCGGTGTGCGGCGATGTGCGCGGACGTAGACAAGTTCGGGAA